TTTTTTTTTTTTTTTTTTTTTTTTTTTTTTTTTTTTTTCTTGTGGTTTGGGTTCATTGCTTAATCCCTCCACAGGTTCAAGATTTTCTGCGTTTAGATTGTGTGCTACGTGTCAGCTGCAACCAAGGAGTCAACTACGACCCCAGCCAGTTTTGGCGGTACATAATCAGAAGAGTTTGCCTTGTTCCGAATACACTTTTTCTTATCAACAAAGGTCCAACCGTTACAGTAATCTATACAGCTCTGAGCTATATAGGAGTACAAGTCGACAATGTCGAAAAATCCGTGCCCGTATACGTCCTCACAGAACGAAGACATGGTCCCTTCATCATGCACTGGTGCCTTCTCCGCAACCTCACACACATTCACAAATCCGCCTTTGATGTCCTTAAACTTGCGAGCTTCGCGGTCATCAAAGTATGGTTTGTCAGACAACGTTCTGCTAACATTAAGCAGAATATCCCGAATCACTGGAACGTGACGATGTTCATATGCGGCTGATGCATACTTACCAGCCATATAATCCTTGTCGTTCACCTCAGCGTTCAAATTGGCTCGAACGTTGAGCTTAGCAAGGACACGTCCAAATTGAGGAACAGGACGACGACCAATCTCAGACTCCACGTAGCGTTTACGGTAGAACGTCGCGTGGTGTTTGGATTTGGGAACAACAACCTCTGCCTTCATTGGCCCTGCGGCAACAGTGTCAACGATAGCCTGAGGAAGCTGACCCTTAGGATCTACAGCAATCCCTAAATAGTCATCGCCCCCGTGAATGTTCGTCGACTCGACGATCTCAGCACGCTCCAGAGCGCGCAAGACCTGAGCCATCGAAACGTACGAATTTCCAGTGGTTGTCGTGCTCTCGCCCGACCACCTCTGCCCCTTAACAGTGGCCTCAACGCCGTAACGCGTCCAGACCCTGATAGAGGTATTCTTCGCAAATTCCCTGACGAACCAATCAGGGGCTCCCAACTTCTTGTAGAACATGGCCTCATATTTGCGCCATGCTCCCGGTTGAGAAGCATCATTGTTCTTCATGTCACTCTCAACAGGATCACCCTTCGCGTTTTGGATCAAATCCCCGAGCTGGTCACCTCCCATCCCACAAGCAAATATAACCTTATTGCCTGTGTTAAGAGGGTTCTCCAACCCGAAAACCTGATGCATAACAGCCGCTAGTTTCCAAACGACTGCACCCGTCAATGCATTGTATAAGTCTGTACCCTGGTATACAATGCGGGGCTGCGAATTGTGCTCTTTCAAGAGCGCCTCTGGTTTTGCAAACACATGTTTCGTTTGCCCATCGAACTGCAAGCACGGGCCTGCAAGAGCTTCCAAC